CTCAGCAATTGTATACCTTCCACTCTGTCTGGGTCGAGGATCTCATCGACCCCCTTCTTCCTCTCTAATTCTTGTCCTAGACCTCCTCATGTCTTTAAACTGTATGGAGTTGCTGCTGATCGCAGATCAATCCCGCACATGAGTTTCCTATGATCGGAAACCCCTGGACAACGATCCAGAAGGTCCGCCTGGAGCTCAGGTGACTCGTCCCGTCGTAAGACGGTCTGCAGCCGCTTGAGTCGATGCCCTCTTCAAAGGCATCGTTTCGTTTTTATGACGACCTGTTGAGTCTTCAGGTTAACAGACTCATTGGGTCCCTAGGTGAAATGCCCAAAACGGTACGCCTTGCAATCTTGCACCTCGTTCAATACTTCCGTACTAAACAAAATGTCGAGAGACTACACGGAGCAGCCGGTACATTCCGGTGACCTAGGGATGTATAGTCCCGTAATCCAACGGCACCCAATACATGGATAAAAACACCAAGAATTATAAGAAGCGTTCCACTTCTAAACGGAACATCAACAGAATGGTTGCTCCCCGCCTACCTAGGCAGGTGGGGGTGGCAGCTGGATATACCGGGCCTCTCCGCCCCGGTCCAAACCCGAAGATCAAGTCTGGTCTACATTCTACCCGGATCTCTCACACAGAGGTCTTCGACAATGTGACCAGTAACGGCGTCGACTTCGATTGCAAGGTCTACTCGGTTAACCCCGGGTGTCCTCAATGCTTTCCTTGGCTCGCCGACATCGCCGCTCGCTATGAGACTTATAAGTTTAGGTCGTTGCGGTTTGACTTCATCCCCCAGAACTCTACGAGTATTGGGGGGTCTGTCATGCTCGCCTTCGACTTTAATGCTTCCTCAGTCCCTCCGGACGATGCTTTTGAGGCTCTCTCCTTCCACGACCGCTCTGCGGACGTGATATGGGCTCCGAGCAGCCTCCAACTTGATCTCCTTCAAGGCGATCGACTCCCATCTCGTTATACACGAGTGGGCCTCCCCTCCGGGGACTTTGATCTGAAGAACTATGACCTGGGGAAGCTCTACCTCTGTAAAGAGGGAACCCCCATCTATAATGGTCTAGGTCGGCTAGAGGTTCAATATGATATTGAACTCTTCACCCCTCAGATCCAAGACTCCGTTGGTGGTGAATGGGCATCTGTGTCCGGGCTGGATGCTACGCACCTCTTTGGCACGTACTCTGCCTCGGACGCTCAGTCCCAGCTTCCCTTCTCCTACCTAGACTCTTCGCACCTGGTCTTCGACCAGGCCTTTGCGGGTATCATTACCTGCAAAATAACCGGTACCGGTTTGGGGAGCAACCTCGCGGCTGCTCTCGCTCCCAGCGGTTACGCGACTTGGGTAGCTGGACCCTTGGTCAACGCGGCCACGACTTCGGTCATTGGCTCTCTCGCCGTCAAGGTCTTAAAGGGCACCACCATCGCCTTCTCTGTCACTGCCACCACTGTAACCACAGCGGCCTACTTCTTCTCAAGAGTAGGCTACCGCCAGGTTACAGGGGCATAAGCAAGTTTGTCGAACCCTACAGAAGGCTCCTATATCAGAAACTATTTGAAAGCCGTTGGATGTGGTTCCAGATCACTCTGGTTCCTATCCATAGGCCCTAATCCCATACTTTCGCTCTAAGAGCCGAAAAGGATGGTCAGGTAATACTGGCTGTCCCCGCCAATACTCTAGGTAAACGGAC